CTGTGTATGACATGTCAGCTCCAAGTGGTAAGTGTTGATATTGTGAGTTCTGCTTGCAATAAATCACCGCTGGCTACACTTAAAATGCTGGGTGCGCTAACAGAGGTAACATTAAATGTGATAGATGATGCTGCTAGTTTGTTAAAGACTGCAACTATGTAATCTTCTATGCCGGCTAAATTGCCATTGTTATCGAACATCGCCACCACCATAATCACCTTAAAAGATGCCAGGGGAGCGATGGTGTTGTAGGAGTTATTGCTTGGCACAAGGTAAGGATCAGCGGGAACAATGATTACACTGTTAGCTAATATGTTGCTTGGCGGATAACTAAAAACTGACCAAACTCCTACGTTTGTGAGAGCTGTAGCTAGTGTGCCGCGAAGAGTAGTAAGTGCTGTTGCCATTAGCCGACCATCGCCGAAGGGCTAAGCCACGGGGCTAAGAGCCCCCGAATTGATGCCATGAGTGTGTTCGACATTTTAAAAGGCGATGGACTATATCCATCTACGCTTGTGCCACCGTTTTGTGTACTAAAGCGAGAAGTCCATATATTTTCAGCGAGCATAAGAGCCGCGGCATTGATGGCTGGGGTATTAGCGTAACTAACTGTTTTAGTATCTTCACCTACTGCTCTGCCATAGGGAAACACTTTTCTAAAATTAGTATTGTCAGCAGTTTTACTATATTGAATAAGGCTCAAGCCATTAGGGTATTGGCTCATAAGTTGATAGTAATAAGTTGTATTAAGGCTTGTGGTGGTGCCAGTAGTCCAGGGGATTGTGCCGGTGATTGTGTACGTGCCGTTATATGTGGCACCCGCCCCGCTGATTGTGACTGATTCTCCTACTGTAAAAATTCCAGGATTAGCAACTACAACGCTTGCAACATTGGAGGATAAGGAAGTAGCTACAACAGGAGCAGAGTCAAACCACAAAAAGCCATTGATTAAATCTTCTGCCGTTTGGCAAGTATCTTCAATCCACGTATAAGAGTCATACAAAGTGCCAACACCCAGCGATGCTTTAAGTGTTGCGGCTGTGACGTATGAGGCGGGCACTGTGGATCCTTTCAACTAGGTTGGTGGGGCAAAGGGCTAATGCCCCACCAACTATTAGTGGGTTACTACGCGATATTTAGGCGGCAGATACCATGAGGAATTTTGGCAATTGTTGCCATAAATCCATAAATTGCAATCTGCACTTGTAGATTTGAAACTACATTAACGCTCATGTATGCGCGTGGGCTTTCGTAAACTGTAAATGCTTCAGGAGCCAAAATAAATGCAGAGTTATCTGCAACGCCGGCTGTCATAAATTTGTCCACGTAAAGATCTAACCCAAGCACATTTCCGCGTACTGAGTTATTAGAAACCATACCGCCAGCGTTAGCTAAAGCAGAAGGGTTAGGCATATAAGCATTAAAAATTGGGCGGCCGGTTGTATCAACTGCACCAAGTAGTAGGTTATAAATTCCTGTACCGCCTACAAAGTTTTGCGCAAAATATCCGCTGTTCTTATAGACGTTAGCTGTTGATTCCGCTGTGTATGAAATAAGACCAGCGGCTGTTGCAGCTACTCCAGTGCTAGTAAATCCAGTTGCATTGATAGCTGAAATTACCGCAGCATCTGTAGCATTAGCATAAGCGTTTTGTAATTGATTTGTGAGTTCAGCAAAGAAGTTAGGATCTTGAGTTCTTTCCAAAAGCTCGATGCTCAGCGTATTCATACCTGAATACTTATTTACAGTACCTGAAAGATATTCTGTAACCATACCTGTATTAGATACTGCGCCAGCCTCAGCCTCTACAGTTACTGTAGGTGCTACGCCGTTTAATCCGCCATCGGAATTAACCAATGAAGGAACATTTATTGTAGTGCCGGTAGCGGGCAAAACTCCTCGGCTACACGCATCTATGGCACTTCTTGGAAAACGTGTATTGCTTACAAACTCTGTTAGATATTGTGTTGGATTAAATGCAGGGTTAGTTGCAAAAGAATCATCTGCGGCTGTGACGTAAAGTTTAGAATCATCGTTACCCATAGCTGCTTTGATCTTGTGTTCTGTGTAAGTTGCCATGCTGACGATAGGAGTACGAATTGACTGACTATCTAAGACAGAAGGGCGGATAATTTTACGAGCTGCCTCTACTACAGGTGCAGCTTGCTCTTCGGCCGCGTTAGCGACCTCAGGTGTAGATTGATCGGGGGCTGTGGTCACAGCGGCCTCGCTTTCGGTTTCGGTTGATGGATTTGTTACAACTGCTTCGCTTTCGCTTGCAGAAATTTTTTGCACGGCGGCTGATTGGAAAGCGGCCGATTCGACCAGGCTGACCTCGCGTAAAACAGCCGCCGTCACCAGGAGATAGTCTTTTTCGGGCTTCGATGCTGTCACTTCAACACCAACGGATAAGCCATCCATTAACTGTTCCTGGGCAAGCAAAATCGCGTCTGAGCCCCTGCTCGATTGACTAACTTTAAAGCTGGCATAAAGTCCACTGTTATCTGATGACATGTTTTGCATGCGGCCTACTGGCTTTGAACTGTCATGTGACATAAGCAGTTTTATTTTGCTTGGTTCTTCTACGCTAATCGAATTAATTGCAAACACAACTTTACCGGCGCTTGTAAAACCAATCTCGCCGTAAGGTGCAATTTTGCCTGTGATAGTACGGCGATCACCGCTATCCACAGCATCTATGTTCCCGCTAAAGGTTAAAATCATTTATTTCATCCTCTGTTTGATTCGGTGCTAATTGTTCATCTGCTATTGCTTGTTCTTGTGTTATTAGTCCTAGTTGTAACATTTTTTCTATCGCTGCTAAACGTGTCATTGTGTCTGCACGTAGAAAAGTTTCATCTAACGCGAAGCGCACAACATTTCCATGTTTTGTAATGTCATCCATGCTGAGGCGATTTTCAACGCAAGAAATAAAAGGTTGCAGAGAATACGCAACGAACTCTTTCCGGCCATCCAATATATTTTGATAGGTCATGCTGTTATTCATATCTGCGCTGATCATGTAGCTTGGACAATTCATTAATCTGCTAATTTCGGTCGCGAGGTATTGGCTGCTTTCGTTGTAAGTCATTTCTTTAGGGGAGAAACCGATATTTTCTACAGATAAAGTTGAAGTGAGATAGGCAGTTGATCGCGAACTTCTTGCGGCCTTCCATGCTGCCAAAATTCCTTGCACTTGTGCCTCAGGTAAATCCGCGCCATTATTTTTTAGCACAGAGGTGGCCATCGGTGTGGCTGCTGCAACTGCCGCCGCTTTTTGTATGTCCAGCGCTGCCTGAATAGTGCGTGTTCCGGTTGAGAGGACACCAGGTAATAAACTTTGAAATGTGACTAAACTTCCAATACCTGACATTGGAACAGGCTCACCATTAACTGTGTACTGCTCGATAACTTCGCCAAATTTATCTGTGGTCGCACTCACTCGATTGTTAGGTACAAATTCAAAACTGCTAGGGCGGCCGTCATCAAAATATACAGATTTTACTTTTAGATACCCAGTACCATAAAAAAGTAAAGCATCAACTAAATAACTCAAGGTGACACTACGAGGTTGTCTTTCATCAAACTGTTCTAACCACAATGGGCTTTCTAATTTTTTACCAGTTTTTTTGTTATACAATCCGAGATCAATACTGGAGATAACTCCGCAGATTAAATTCCTGCACCTACTTACTGAACTGACCTGGAGAGCTGTTAGACGATCCATCATGCCTGCGCCATAACCGGATCCCCATCCAGTGTTATAGCTGTAAGGCCCGATACCGTAGCCACCATCCATGATGGCAGGGGCGTATTGCGCCTCTACGGCATTTTCTTTAGATCGCAGGCCTAGAGTTTGCAGTAATCCCATGAGAGAAGTTTTGAGGTTTGTCAAGCATATTTCAGTTATCTCTCGGCGTGTCTAAAGTCTTTATTGAGGGTTTTATGCGTGTGGTGTGTCTGTATTGACAATGTATCGACAAGGTGTATTCTTGAGCTACAACCAACGAAAGGGCTGAAAATGACTACAACGCTAAAAACCTTCGATCACGCTTTGTTAGGCGATCTTGATGACATGATCCAACGTTTATCAAATGCAGGTTTTCCACAGGCTGTAGAAGCTGTGCATAACATCTATCTACAGATTGAAATGACTCACCGCACTAATCAAGCTAAATCTAAGGGGCTTTAATTATGAAAAAAGTAAAAGTGGATTTATATCTCAATGACGTGTACTTCGAGCATCTATGGGATAACTCGATGGCCTGGCAGGGAACAGATTGGGCCGCACAAGATGGCCGTTTTGAGCCAATGCCTGATTACTCGATGAAGTGGGCGTACTTTTTTGAAGAGTTTACAAACGCTCTTATAGCTCTTAGCTATTTAGAGGCTAGTGGAGAAGCTGCAACTCTTCACAGTGATGAGGTAGGCGGATGGCTCATAGTTTCTAACTTTGCTAGTCCTTGTCACCGATGAGTGCTACGCCTATTCGCTCCATCCGTATCCCTCAAGCTCTATGGATACGGATGGAGCGAATAGGCGTAGCACTCATCGCTCCATCCGTATCCCTC